TGTTAACATTTTTCTCATACTCCTTTTTAAACATTTCTATTGCCACTGGTAAAATGGCATATTCTTTTCTTTGAATAGCTTTTGTTAATGATTCTACAGTATCTTCAGGTAGAATATCAACTTGTGATTGTACTATTATCTCACCACCATCCAGTTCTTCATTAACATAATGGACAGTGCATCCAGTAACCTTCTCTCCCGCATCCATTGCTTGTTCAACTGCATGTAATCCTTTATACTTAGGAAGTAATGAAGGATGTACATTAATGATAGGAGCAGGGAATGCATCAGGATCTTTAATTACTCTCATATATCCTGCCAAAACTATAAGATCAACTCTCCAGGATTCAAATAGTTTTACCATTTGATCTTCCTCTTTTGCATTAACATAGCAATGAGGAACACCAAACTTTGCTGCTCTTTTAATAGCACCACACTTCTTTTTATTAGTTATCATTATGACAACTTCATCCTTACTACAAGTTCGAAGGATGTTCTCGAAATTTGTTCCGTTTCCTGAACACATTACTCCTATTCTCATTGCTTCTAATAGATTGATGGTGTGTTAATTGCCTTTCAAACATGTGCTTAATATCATTAACATATGCTTGTAAGACTGCTTCATCTATATTATCTTTAATCAAATCTTCAAGATGAGCAATATGTTCTAACGCAAATATTAATTTAGTATGATCATTCATCCTCACGGTTTATAAGGTGGTTCTTCTGTACCAACATAATGTTTAAACTTATCAACGTCAAAATAGGAAGTGTAATTGAAATTACCTTCCCTCTCATCTAATACTTCATTGATAAGTATCTTCAACTCCTTAACCATTTCAGGAGTATGACATCTCCTTGGTGTAATCTCCCAAGGTTTATGTGGTTGAATCCTTACTGGTCCTTTATAATTAGGATCAACAGGACCACTCATCCCTTGGGTATCAATCTTAGACATCTGGTGTCATACGATATTGGTTAGTTTTAACTTCTTCCCAATCTTTATCAAATTGTTCTAAACCTTTATCTGTCAGAACGTGATTATACATCTTCTCAAATACTGCTGGTGGCATTGTAACAATATCAGCACCATTAGCAAATGATTGAGATACACTATTTACATATCGTATAGAAGCAGAAAGAATTTCTGTACCAAAGATACGTTGCTTATCATAAACATCCGAAATATCTTTAATAAGATCTAATCCTTCTATAGAGTTATCATCCAATCTACCAACAAATGGTGAAACATATCTTGCACCTGCTTTAGCAGCAAGTATTGCTTGTGCAACATCAAAGATAAGAGTTACATTTACATTAATAAGTTCTCTTCTAAGTTGATGACATGCTGCAAGTCCATCAGGACTACAAGGAACTTTAATAGTTGCACACTCACCAAACTTTTTAGCAAGCCTACGACCCTCTACAATCATTTGAGTAGCATCACCAACTACTTCCATACTAATATCTCTTACACCAATATCTTTAAGTTCTTGATACACGTCTTCTGGATTCCTTCCACTTCTCATTATGAGAGTAGGATTTGTTGTTATACCATCAATTAACCCTGTACCGAAATGCTTATGAATAATTTCAGTATCCGCAGTGTCAAGAAAGATTCTCATTGTTGTTATATTAAGTTCTTTTATATATGTGGGGTGGGAGGTTGGAATTCTGTATTACCAACAAAGAACGGGCATTACTACAGTAGTAAATTTTACGTCCTTGCCTGAGACCCGACTGGTAAGTCGATTCTGCTTTCGCAGCAGCACCACCTGTGTCTCATCACCTTATCCAGCTATATGCCAGAAAGATTATTCAGTCACTCCCCGTTGAACCCGTCGATTCAACAGATATATCATAACATAAAAAAAGAGGGTGTCAACCCCCTTCTTCTTCTAATGGTTCTAATGACATGATTTCAAGACCTTCTTCTGGTTCTATCCATTCCTTAAACTCTGCTGCTAATGCTTGCTGCTCCGACCAATCCAGGTTACCTGTATCAATTCGATCAATAGACCATTGCCTAATGGATCCAACAATATCTTCTGTTTCAAATGCACTTGCTGGTCCTACATCATATGAGTCCTTCATAGTAATCTTTTCTAAAATATCTTGAGAGGATGTTGCTATTATAGTACTTGGGTGTGCCGTCGTCAAGTGACTCGGTAAGGACTCCATTGACGAACAGTTGTCTCGTCTCTTCGAAGTTTGTCTTGCCAGCTGTTTTATGTAAGCTGAGGATAGCTCTGCTAAAGTTCTGTCTACCCAATTGTTGAATTTCTTCTTTAAGTTCTGGACAAGACCCATAATACTTTTTCCAATCAGATTCAGATTTTACTTTGCGTTTCTTTCCTTTAGGTGTTCTAAACTTCCAGAAATATTTTCTACCGATGTATTCTCTCCCATTCTGGTTATTTGTAATACGGTAGACGAAACCGAAGAAATCATCAATATCGTCAGAAGTGAAATGTTTACCCTCATATAACCAGGGGTTTTCATAAACTCCAACTTCAACCATTGCATAAACTTTCTATTCATTTTATTTATCCACCAGCAAAATCTTCCCAGTTCTCGCAACAAGATTCCTTGTATGCTTTTATCATATCATCAAGTTCCCATTTTATTTCTTCAGAGTTTGAATCCTGAGAAGGTGTCTTTTTTGACATCTTGTTTGATTCCTCCGACGACATAAGACTCTACCTCTGTTTCTTGTGGTGCCACTTGAAGACCCTTAGAGGATATCCAGTGTTGTGTCCAAGGTAATGGGTTGTTTCTTGCAGGAATATCGTATTGGGGTTTAAGTCCAATTGCTTTAATCCTTTTGTTAGCAATCCATTCAACATACTGATATAATAATTTATCATTCAAACCAATCATACTTCCATCCTTAAACAAATACTCTGCCCATTTCTTCTCTTCATTAACACACTTATCAAACATATTATATGTCCACTCTTCTTCCTCTTTCATAATCTCTTTCATCTCTGGATCATCTCCATTCATCCAGTTCTTCAATATTGTTTGGGTGATGACAAGATGCTGATTCTCGTCTCTTGCAATAAGGGAAATGATTTTTGCGGATCCTTCCATAACTTTAAGTTCCCCGAAAGCAAAAGAACAAGCGAAGCTAACGTAAAACCTAATACCCTCCAATATGTTAACATTTGCTACTGCCCTATAGAGATGTCTTTTTAAATCTTTAACTGTCCATTCTGAATTTGGATGATGTCTCATATCTTCTTTCCAAGCACTACTCTGTCCATATTCCTGTGCATAATTAATAAAATCATCATATGCACCAGTAACACTTGCAGCACGACTTAATATTCTATCATCTTTAAGAATAGTATCAAATACTTCAGAAGGATCAGAGTAAACATTCTTAATAACATAAGTATAGGATCTACTATGGATCATCTCCATAAAACCCCATACTTCCATACATGCTTCTAACTCAGGTAAAGAGCAGTAAGGTATAAAAGCCATACCAGGAGCACGGCCTTGTACACTATCAAGCATGATCTGGTATTTAAGATTGCTTGTATAGATGTGCTTCTGTTCTGGACGCAATGTTTGATAGTCTGCACGGTCTTTCTGTAATGATACTTCTTCAGGTCTCCAAAAGTATCCTAACTGCTGAGTAGTTAATTTGTCAAATACAGGATACTTATATGAATCATATCTTTGAATACCTAATGGTTTACCAAAAAACATAGGTTGCTTTTTGGTATCAACTTCTTCGGTATTAAATACCGTCATTCCTTTAATATTAGATGGCACAGGATTCACACTCCTCCTCTTTAGCATTACTCAATTCACCAATCAAACTTTGTAAATCAGGTTTATCTTCTTCAACTTCATCTGTCTTCATATCATGTGTGTTCTGATAGTAACTTGTCTTCCATCCATACTTATATGTGGTTAGAAGATCTTGTGCCATTACACTTACAGGAACTTCATTATCAGGATAATGTTCTGGGTTATAAGACCAGTTACCACTAATACCCTGATCAAAAAACTTCTGCATGACTGCTACTATATTAATATACCCAGTGTTATCAGGCATATCCCATAAGAGAGTATAGTTATTCTTCAAAGACCCATAAGATGGAACAACCTGCTTAAGAGGTCCTTTCTTTGATTTTTTAATGGACAAGTATCCACGAGGTGGTTCGATTCCATTGGTTGCATTTGACACAACGG